TTAAGCACTTTCCTGCTCATTCTGCAACTTAAATCTGTCGCCATTTGTGCCAAACGCATCACAAAGTGGAGCGTAAAGCATCGATTCCGCCAAACTTACCCATGTGTCGATTCGGCGGCGGCAAGTGATAAGGGTCCAGTCAGGGTGTTTTGCATTGAGCTCGTTAGCCATCTGTAGTTTGCTCTTACGCAGCCGGTGACGGTCAACGATTACCCCATACAACCCACGGTATTCATCATTCATCAGAACCGAAGCAATAACACCATCCACCTTAAGGCCTTCTTCGTCTGAGCAGAAAGCGAGTCCTGTTTTGTTTTTGCTGTCTAGGATTTCGCGCAGGTAAGCTTCCAGCTCAGGTTTAGTGATGCCGGATTTCTTCATTCGGCGCAACGCATCGTTGATTGCGGTCTTGGTGATTTTCCCGGATGCCAGCAGCTGGTTAAACATGTTTCCGCCAGAGCCGCCACCGATATATGACCAGCGGCCCCACATGCGGAGCTTGCCCTGTACCCAGATGCTTTCGAGAGTGCGAAGGCGAACCATCTCGCCGGATTTGCCAACTTCAGAAGGATTGATCATGTTGCGTCTCCACTTACGCCAGTGCGCCGATTGCCAGCGCACGATCTAAAAACCGAAACAACAGCACCAACTGGTCGCCGTGCTTCGCTTCAAATGCCACAGGATCAGCGTGCAACTCGTCGTGATGCGCTCTGCACAGCGGTATCACAAACAGGTCATGCGCTTTGGTACCCATTCCACCCTGCCCGTGGCCTATCAGGTGGTGGGGGTCGTCTGCCGGGTTATTGCAGCAACTGCACTGCTGCGACTTTACCCAACGGGTGTACTTATCGTTCTCCCAGCGGCGGCGCTTTGGCCTCAGCATGAAAGATTCAGGTGATTCAGGATCGACCTTCACCGAGACTATCTTCTTCACTTTCTCCTGGAGTATTTCAGTTGCCGGTAATGACGGAACAATATCGCTTTCCCGCATCACTGAGGTGTGCGATTCAGGCTTAATCCGGAGCGCCTGGTTAGCCACTGATTCAGGAATCAGGTCAGCCAGATCGTTACGTACCATCCACCAGCAAAACTCCGGCAGCGTCAGGGTGTGGTCAGCGCTGAAACCCAGCATGATATTCACCCTTTCCAGCAGCCATTTTACCAGGTTCTGCATGGCAATTCCTGCCAGTCTTTCTGTAGTTTGTTCACGCAGTTGGTTATCGCATCCCCAGCACAGGCGAATGCTGCCGGGGGCGTGGCGTAGCAGAGTGAAGTCCTTTGAGTGCCATTCGTTGTGCGGCCACTGACATTCGAATTTACGTTCCAGCCATGCATCAAGGCCACTCAGTCCACCAGCACGCTGAATAACTCTCTCATTCAGGAAAAGCTCCTGCACACTGACATCATCCGTCAGGGGCTGGTGCGCTTCAGGAATCAGTCCAGATGGCTGGTGCTTGATTGCTTCGGAAGGCGTTTCAATCACCACCCGGCCACGACGAAACAGCCACAGCAATTCGTTACCTGGGCGGAACAGTACTACCCCGGACATTGGCGCAACTTCAGGTGTCAGTATGGCTCTCACGCAATTTGCCCCTTAGCAATATGTTCAGCCCACAGGCCGCCAATCCAGCGCACGCCCTTTGCAGTAAAGCGGGACTGATTGAATGCGTAGTTAGTCTGGTTGGTGGTCCCTGTCTTAACTTCGAAGCGCCCTGCTTCGATGTGCTTGCTCTTTGGTGTAAGAACACGGTTTAACCGGTACATGATGCCGTTCTCAATGAGGAACATCGCGAACTCTGGTTCTTTGGCGTTAAGGAGCTTGGCAACCTGCCGGAATGTCATTGAGCCAGTGGCTTTGACATAGCGATCGACAAACTCAGCCTTGGGCGCGGCGATTGCCAGTTCTTCACTGAGGCGCTGTTTCTGTTCGGCAAGGTCAGCCGCCAGGCGGAGTGCTTCAGGCAGCGTTTGAGGAACCACCGCCCCGGTCATACCCTCCAGTTCATGCATGCGATCAATAACTTTCATGCGAAGCACGGCGCTGTAACCAGTAAGCAGGCACTCAACGTGACGGCGATCGAGATGGTACTCGGCCTGCTGCCGGTTCATCGTGTCGATATAGATACGCTCAAAACTGAGCGCATCTTTCCCAAGATCGGAAAGCATGTTTTCAATATCACGCTTAACGTTCTTATGCTCCTTCCCCGTCAGTTCAGCAATCTCACGGCTGGACATGGTGATCTGCTGCCCTGTCGCGCTGATGTGATGGGTAGGGCAATTCACTGTGATGTTCATTTGGTTCATGCGCTATCTCCCGTTATCAAGCGACTGCACCCGCCAGTGGAACATATCTGGTGATCGTTATCTCAACCCTGCCACCCGGTGTTTTTGGGCCCCACTCCACCAGCATTCGTTGCACCTGACTGTCATCCTCCCAAATGCCAGCCTGAGTAAGTGCGTCGAACAGGGCTTTGTTGTAGTTGTCGATATCGCGGCGGCGAGAATCCGGAGGGCACAGGAGGATCTCAACCGCAGCCGGTGAGGATGATGGCTTGGGCAAACGGCGAAGCTGCTCAATAATCGCGGCGCAGGCAGCGCTCTGGTATTGCCGACCCTTCTGGCTGATCAGGGTGCGGCCCTTTAGTGGACCGCTGTTGGGTGAGCGCCAGTAAGCGTTAACGCTTGGAGGGAATGGCAGGGTCAATTTCATCATGATTCCACTCCGTAGCGACCGTTAAGGCGGCCAATAACGCTGTTGAACATAACTAAGCTCACGCCCATCGGTTTCACCTTCTCGTGGTACTCCTTCAGGATCGGAGGCACAACGACGTTCCAGCTTGGCTTAGGCTTCTGCTTCAGGGCTTGCTTAATCGCAGCGGTGCACTGACGAGCAACATCACGCACCGCGTTCTCCTGCTCGGTTGATAGCTTCTTCATGCTGCATGCTCCCGGTTATCTGCCACCGGAACAGCCACGCCGGAAATCAATTCAACTGCAGCCGACTCAGCCTGATTACCCCAGTGGTCCCAGCCAGGCGCACCACAGCGGCTGAACAGTTCTATTCGCGGAACGTCCCCGTAAAGCTTCTCCAGACGGAAACGCGCCTCGGCTGGGTTTTGGCTGTGCTCCCCGAGTGGGCTGTAGATTACCTGCTTGATGCTGGCGCACTGGCGTTCAAGTCCATTCCCCCTGGTGGCGATCAGCATGTCTTCGGTATTGGCTCGGGTGTAGTTACCGCCGTTCATGCGGGTCTGCGCATTCAGCAGGTCGAGGAAGTCGTAAAAGTCCTCCACTCCACCAGCCTGAAGAGCTTTGTTGATGTGCAGCTCTGCCTGTGGGTTGAACTTCACCCAGGTAAAGCCCTTCATCGTGCGGACCTTAAAGCCCCATGCTTCAGCCAGTTCAATCGCTTCGCGGGTATGCGTGCCGGTGAACCACATAGCCAGAACTGCATCATCTGCAGCCAGGTCCCACACAGGAAGACGCTTCATGTCGATAAGCTTCATCGTGCCGTAGTGGTTTGTGGCTGCACCGTTGCTGACGGTGTTCCCGTATTCCCAGGCTGGGTCTGCGTAAATCAGAGAGTATTTCATCAGATATTCCTCCCCTGACCTGCCAGACACCATGCGTCAGTAGGCGTTTTGACTTTCGGTACCATGCTCAGGCAACGCTGGCGCTCTATCAGTATCTTCAGGCGCTGTTCTTCGTCTTTTGAGCGGTTGAATGCATCCATCAGAACCGTGGCCGCACGCTGGAAGAGCCCCTTTTCGAATAGGCCTTGAGCTTTTTCCATCATCGCGGTTACTGCCGGGTTCGGTGCGGCTTCCTGTTCTGATGCAGCTGGTGCGTCAGCCCGGTTAATTTTCAGTGCAGAACGCCCTTCGCTCACATCCCCACCCGGCGCTTTAGCAAAATACTGGTAGCACTTGCCGTTGTGCTGGCGGGTAGCGCGATTCAGTTTGACCAGGTGACATACCCCGCGCTGAACAGCATGGACGTCGTACTGACGCATTGATGCCGCAATCTCTTTGTTCGTTAAGCCAGGGTTAGCGGCGATGAAAATCTGAATGTCTTTCAAGAGGCTCATGAGTTAGCTCCTCTGAATCCTGCCGGGACTTTGCTGTAGTCAGTGTTCTGGAAACTGGAGCGGAAAACCCCATCCTCTCGGGCCCACTCTCCGTTTACGCGAGGAGGTCGCCCAGCTTTGGCCCAACTGTTCGCTGACTTCAGGTAGCCAGGGAACTTGGACGGCTGGAAAAGCGTCTGTGGTCGAAGGTAGGTCGCCATCGTCAGGTCTTCGCTCCACTTGGCGTTGCAGTAGTCCACCACCAGCGAAAGCTCTTCAACGGTGAAGCCCTCCCCGATTCGGGCGCGAATGTTTTGCAGCGAGGTTGTTGAAACCTGATAACGCGAACTGGTCACCTGGTTGAGATGGGTTAAAACCTGTTTAGCCTGATCGGTGATCAACACATCACCGTCTGGTTGCGGCGCAACCGGACAAATAGGGTTTTTAATATCTGTAGTATTCTCTGTTGTATTCTCTGTAAGAACATCAGTGCAATTTGACCTGATGAGAGCGGTTCGTTTTGAACCGATGGAGCGTTCCACTTTGACCTCTTCCATCGGTTCATTTTGACCTGATGGAAGAGTGCATTTTGAACTCTTCGATTTGGTCACTTTGACCTCATCTAAAAGCTCGCTTTCGTAGTTGATCGTGTAGTAGTTCGTCATGTCGCGCTGAGACTTGTTCAGCTGCTCAACTTTGAGCACGCCGAGGTTCTTCAGGCGGGTGAATGTGCGCTTCAGCGTAGACTCAGACCAGAACGGGAACTGCTCAAGCCACTGCTCGTTGGTGTTGTAAATCCAGCGCACGCCGTCACGCTCCAGTCCGGAGGTGGTTTCTTTAAGCCAGTAGTTAACCTGCTGCAACGCAATGGCCTCGTTAAGGCCAATGCTGTATGCAAGGTCAGGGTTTATCACTATCGGCCGGGATGGCATCAACAGGCTCATGGTAGTCCTTTAACTCTGTAAATTTACGCTGGAATTGTTCAAGAGGGCTGAAGCACTCATGATCGTACCCTTCGCGAAGGTATATAACGCGTCGGGTCTGTGGCTCCCATCTGATGACACGGACCGGGACGCCGTAGTGGTCTTTGAATCGCCGGTTAACTTCAGCCATTCCTCGCGCCCCTTCTCGTTCATCTGAGCAAAAGCCTCTACCATCGCGTTCTCAGGCTGGTAGTTGTTCGTATCAGCCTGGTCGTTTAATCTCTCCACATAGCCGAATGGGGAGTCTTTTCCCACCAGCGGAAGGCATCTGAATTGCTTCGCTGGTCTCAATCGGTTTAAACTGTTCATGCGTTAGTTTCTCCACTTAAAGAACCGGCGCACCAGACGCCCCGAGCTGCACACTTGGGGCGTCACCTTTTCTGCCGGTTGAAACGAAAACATCCACTGCCTGGTCGGATACCGCGACACCATAAAGAGCCATGAAACCCAAAAATCCATGAATCTGATGGCGGAGTTTCTTGCTGAATAAATCCGAGAGCGCCTTACGCTCTGCTAAGTCAATCACCCCATCAGCAACCGCAGACATCTTTGCCGATGCCAGTTCGCCAGCTGCAACTGTCGCCTGCATCTCGATATCGTAGAGATCGACGTTGTCGATGGTTTCAGCAGTTGGAACATCCACCAGCCATTTCCCTTTTCGGTTTGCCTGGTACTCAGCCAAATAAAACGTTCCAGATAAGTCTTCCATTCGCTCAAGCTCGGCTAAGGTGAAGAACCGGCTACCGCATTTTTGATACAGGTGGTTATGAAATTGGTCGATAGTCATCCCCAAATCGGAAGCCATGCCTAAACGACCATGTTTATGCGCCTTACACATGAGGCGAATTGCTGTATTGATGCTGTCTACCATGTTGATTTTCCTTTGGTAGTTACTATCAGGCTGCTGAATTTGTAGACTCATGGAAAACATCAGGTCGCAGCCGTTCTTTAGTTACCCCAGTAGCACGCTCAATAAACTGTGATTGCTTAACTGGTGGTCTTTTCTCGCGATGTAACCAATTCCAAACCTGCTGCTGCTTAACTGTTCGACCTGATATTTCGGTAAGCTTGCGAGCAAGTTCAGATTGGCTACCAGCGGCATTTATTGCCTCAGTCAAGGCCTCCTGCACTGGCGTCATGGTCTTCTCCTGTCATTAATTGGTGGTAAAGTTGTTAATCGATAGCATTATACAACCTTAACAACTTTTATCACAACTTTTAGGTGTTGGAAAGCTAAAACATAAAGTTGTAATCTCGCCTTATACAGGGGGAAAAGTTGTGAATACACTTGCTGAAAGGTTGAAAGCCGCGCGGGAAAAATTGGGTATGAGCCAAGCTCAGCTTGCAGACCAGGTTGGTCTTTCTCAGCAGTCGGTCGCAAAAATTGAGAATGGCGATACTCTCCAGCCAAGAAAGATCAAAGAGATAGCTAAGATTCTTGAGGTTTCGCAGAAATGGTTGATGCTTGGAGTTGAAGAGAATGGGAAGCTGTCTAATTTTGTAATCGAAGAAGCTGAGGAAGCTAGCCTCGACCCATCGGTATTTGCGGATATCCCAGTACTGGATATTGAGCTTTCGGCCGGAAATGGATGTGAAGCAGAGATTATTGAGAGCGTAGTGGACTCTTTCCCACTTCGAAGAATTGACCTTAGAAAAGCTGGTGTCAGCCCATCCAATGCGAGAATTGTTCAGATTTGGGGTAATAGTCTTCTGCCCGTTCTAAACAACGGTGACTATGTTGCGGTTGATATGTCCCAATCACGGCCAATTAGGGATGGGGATCTTTATGCAATTAGAGATGGCGTTCTTCTAAGAGTTAAAGTTTTGATTAACCAGCCAGATGGCGGACTCATCCTTAGAAGTTTCAATAAAGAAGAGTACCCGGATGAAGTACTCAACTTTGATGAACGAAGAGCAAGAATACACGTTATAGGGCGGGTATTTTGGTCATCACGGTCTTGGTAATGCGTCAAAAAGCATTTCTTCTGATATCACTTTAAGGCCAACACCTTCGTTGTCTCTATAAGAAATCGCTTTCTCAATCTTTCGTCCGTGGCTGGAGAATCTCCAGTCGCGAGAAGATAAGGTTCCAATTACCAAATAATCAATTTTTTTAGTAACTGTATAAGAAATCAGTCCATTGCTGCGCTTCAAAATATCCTCTACATGGCTTCTTTTACCTGCCATGAATACTCCTGTTAGGCAAAATACTTTACCTTCAAGATCAATGTCAGCATCACTATCTACAGGAAGCTTTGTTGATAGACCATCGACAACTCCGCTTTCAAGATCGCAGCCAGTAAAATCTACCAATGCCTTGTGCAACGTCTGGCTTTCTTCGGTCGTTATTACACCATCTTTGAGAATTTCTTTTACCAGCGTATATAGTTCTTTTCCTGGATAGTTACTCTTTAGAGTCCCGTTTTGAGTTAACCACCAATCCAAATATCTAACCTCTTCTTCAGACAACGTTTTGTCTGATATAAGTCCTTTGCAAAGCCCATTGAGCAAATGTAAGTCCGATTCTTTCGAGAAGAAGTCCACCTCTGGGATGTCAAGTATGTCCCTTTGGATTTCCAGTAAATGTTGTTTAAGTTCCTGCCTCTCTTCCTCAGTTACTGCGCCGTCAGACAGTATTTTTGATACGCGCGAACTTAGCCCTTTAATGACACCATTTTGAATAATTTCTCCGGCCTCTAATAGCCATGTGTCTAGGTAAAGAATCTCTTCATCCCTAACCACCCCATCTGAAAGAATCCCATCAATGATGCTGATTAAGTTGTTGAAAAGTTTGTCTCGGTTTTGTGTGTAGTTAAATACGTAGAGCTTGTCTTCCATACAGCCTCCTTTTTTTTACATCCTTGCATTGCTACAAAATTCAATCAAACCACATAAAGTTGTTGACACCAAAGATTCCCACAACTAAATTACACCTTAAAGTTGTTATGAATTACACCATTCAACAACTTTGATAGCAGTACTGCATATGGCACATGTGCCGCAGCGGTCCGGGGATTCCTTACCAGGTCCGTCGATCGAACGGAAGCGGGAATGTTGAGGTGATTATGGCTGTCGTTAACAAGCAAGAAGATATTTTACGCGTTAGCGCTGAAGTACTCGATCTTTTGAAGAGTGAACTTAACGCACGAGGAGTTACGCCCACTCAAGAAAATTTAAGTTGGGTTCTGTCGATTATTCAAAAATCACTTAAACCCAGCATCAGCAAACTTTTTGTCGAGTAGAGTTTCGAGTTTGTCATACAGCTTACTGATGTCGTCCATAGGCTTTTCTGACGTCGTGTATTTCTCATTAGCAACCATAGCAGCAGTCTGGTAAGCGGTGTGGGTCTTTACTGATAACTCGAATAAATAGAGGATTTTTTCTTCTTTTGTCATTTTTTGATTCCATTTCTTGGTGTGTGAGAACGCTGAGAATACCACCGAGCCTGATGTGGTGAAAAGACAGGCAGCAGTTGCAGTACGGTATATGGCACATGTGCCGAACAAACAAAAAAGCGCCCATTCATTGGACGCTTCGCTCTTTAAAAACCTGGATATCCCTTAACACCAAATTTACTGCCGTGCTTTCGGTCTTGGCGTGGGCATTGGCCGAGGTGGGACGTGACTATCAGGCCTTGGCCCCTCATGAATCGTGCTGTGTGTTTTCATGTTAGCCCTTATTATTTTCCAGGCTGGGGCGGCATTGGCTTTGGTGGAACATGAAACGGCTCAATTGGTTTGCTCATGTGTACGATCCTTGAGTTTATTATTTTTTAGGCTGAGGTTTCACTGGCTGTGCAGGTGGCTTTTTCGGTGGCATGTGATCATTTGCAAATTTGCTCATCTGTTTTTTCCTCGAAGTCTTTCTTTCGCGGCAAGTCACCGGCTAACAATGACATGCACTTCTGAAAGATAGTCAGGTTGTAAGTGGCAGGAAGATTGAAATAAAGGCAGGCTTTTAGATATGCCGCGTTCTCCAATGATCGCCACGGGTTGCTGTCTGTGTCCTGGGCTTTAATGAAGCGGTCGGTTAGCTCTGCGTCTGATAACGATGGTGACTCAGCCAGTAGCCTTTTGTATTGTTTCATTTGCTCTTTAGAAGACCCAGCTTCTTGTCCGAAATGATAAACAAGCTGTAGAACAGAAAGGACCGATACAAATACTCCAAAAACGAAATAGTTGTTAAATGTAGAAAACACCGAGAAGCCTACGACAATAAGTACCAAAGTGATTAGCTTATCTATTCTCGTAAGCAGGGTGTAATTCATTCTTTCCAGAGTATATGAATAATAAATAGCAAAATTGCAATCGTCCCTACTCATTTATCACCTCACTTATAAACTTAATCCCCTGGCTTCGGAGGTGGTTTAGGCGCTTGCCGCGGCGGCATGTGCCTTTCCTCGTAATCATCGGGCTTACTCATTTCAAGATCCTTTGTGTTGTTAGGGATATCCAGATTAACCGAATCCTTGTTGTTGGGGAATAGCAGGATCCACTGAGCCTGATGTGGTGAAAAGACAGGCACACAACATGAAAGCGCACTCCATCAACTATCGGTTGTGGATGACAGGTAAGTAAACGAACGAAGTGCGCTTCCAGTTGTGTAAACCGTAGTAGCTGTACCAGATGCTGTGTGTAGTCTTGGCGGTCGGCAGTTTGAATCCCTTAATGTCGACCGCCCCTTTTCACAACTGAAAGCGCGTTCAGCCGGTTCCTTGAGAGGCCTCAGTCATTAAATCAACTCAGGAGAACGCGCTCCCAATTGTGGAGAAGCTAACTGGCGGTGGCAGCCGCCCGTTTCACTAAGTGCCCTGGTTGGGTGCTTACTAAAACGAAACCCCTTTATGTTTTGTCGCCATCAGGCGAGGGATTCGTGCAACCAAAAATCAGCGCTGTGCAGAGCGCTTATAACACGGAGAAACTAACCATGACGAACACACAGAACGTCACCGAGTTACAACCACGCATGACTAGAGAGCAGCTTATTGACGCAGCTCGCAAGGCCGCCCCTCTCCTTCCTGCCGCTTATGGTTGGATGGTTAACGAACTGGCTAACCGCCTTGACTATACCAGCGTCGCGCTGTGTGAAGCGATGGCGCAGCGGAAGGAACTGGCTGAGCAGAACGCTACGCTACGTGAGGATGTCACCAGCTGGGCCAAAGAGTGCGACCGCATAGAAGAGCGCCACACCAAAACCCCTACCAACATGCACCTGCTGGAAGCTCAGCGAGAACTCCGTGAGCTGCCTCGTGTCGTCATTTCCCTGAATAACGAGGTTGTTCTCTAATGGCTAACTCATTCAAGCAAATGACCAAGGCCGGTGTAATTAAGCGCACCGATACCGGGATGTTTATCGCTCTTTCAGATATCCACGTTCGTGAAGGTTTCAACAAGCGTGAAGACGATGAACGCACCCGCCAGGCTGATGATGACCTGTTCAACTACCTGATGAACGGCGGATCAGTTCCACCGCTGGAAGTTATCGCACGTGATGAAGGTGGTGTGTGGGTTGTAGAAGGTCACCGCCGCCGTCGCTGCTATGCGCGCTGTGCTGAAGCTGGCAAGCCAGTTGACCGCATCCACATCATGCCGTTCAACGGTAGCGATGTTCAGCGTCTGGCGCGCATCATGACCAGTAACAACCAGCTGCCGCTCTCAGATATGGAGCAGGCTGCAGTTATTCAGGAGCTGCATAACGCCTTCAATCAGACCACCAGCGAGATCGCAAAACTGGTCAACAAGTCTGTTCCTACTGTCGAAAAGCTTCTGCTTCTTAGCACAGCTAACCACGACGTTCAGAAAGAAGTTAAGTCTGGGACCGTGTCCGTAGATGTGGCTGTTGACCGAATAAAAGAGTTCGGAGAAAAGGCCGGTGAGGTTCTTCAGAAGGATAAAGCTTCTGCTGCCGCAAAGGGCAAGAAGAAAGTCACCCGCAGCGTTATAGCGCCAGAAATTAGCGTTAAGAAAGCGCGCCGCCTTGTTGAACTGATTAGCCTGGCCGGGATAAGTGACACAGGTGTTATCTCCCTCGAAGGTTTGGCCCATGCAGAAGCATCGCAAATTATTGATGAGCATAAAGCCATAGCCTCCCAACATCGCAAAGGAGTGCAGTCGTGAGCAGAAAAATTTACATCGCTGGCCCAATGACAGGATACAAGGATTTCAACCGTCCTGCGTTTAAGGCGTTCGCGCTGAAGTTAAGTCTTGATGGGAATGTTGTTCTCAACCCTGCCGTTTTACCTGATGGCCTGGAGCAACGCGAATACATGGATATCTGCTGCGCAATGATCCGCTGCGCTGATGCGGTTTTCATGCTGCGTGGCTGGGAAAAATCTGCTGGCGCTGTTGCTGAATATGCACTGGCAAAGAAAATTGGTCTTGAGATTATCACCGAATGCCAGGAGGCCGTCCAATGAGCAACATCGACAAACGCGCATTACGGGAAGCGGCTGAACGTGCAGGACAAAATGACTGGGAGTACGTCTACACCAGCGACCTCAGCGCCCCAGGGCGGGGATATATAACAGTAGGCGGAGCAGAGGCTATCTACTGTCTGAATAGAGCCACAGGGGGAGTGAAACAGTCTGAAAACGTTATGAGATATATCGCTGCAGCTAGACCGGAAAAAATGCTGGCTCTGCTGGATGAGATGGAAGCCGCAGAGAAGCGGATTGCTGAACTGGAGCGTAAAGAACAGCACAGTGACCGCCAGTCAGTAATTGATGCGTTGGCTAGTTCAGGTGAGGAATGGAGTGATATCGAAGAATACATGCAGAAGTGGGACGCGGAACGCGCCGCCGCAGCCGGTAAAGGAGAGCGAGCATGAAATACGAAATACCGGAATCAGAAGATATTGAATGGCAGCAGGATATGCTCCGTGAAATAGACTGCGCCCTTGACGTCTTGCGTGATGAGCATGAGCACGCAGTGGTGGTGCAGGAAATCATCAATGATATCACCGCGAGAATAGCATCACTCCGCGCGTACTCTGGATATTGAGGACTAACCCATGAGCACTATTACCAGAGAGCAGTTACACGAACGTGCGCGCGAAAAGGTTAAAAGTCTGGAGTTTGCCGTCACACAGACTGCTTTCGCTGATTCACGCGCAGAGCTTGAAGAAGAACTGGAGCTGGCGCGTATCGCGCTGGCATCGCTCGAAGCGGAGGCTGTTGGCGAAGTTATTGAGCAACAGTCAGGAATGATGATGGATGGTCTTGTCATTTCAGAGAAGCCAACTTATCGAAATATCAAAGGCATCCACAAAATGAAGATGATGCCGCTGGGAACGAAGTTCTATACCGCTCCGCCAGCGCCAGCCAATGCTGAACCCGTAGCCTGGCTGTGGTCACACAGAAAACATCCGAGAGAAGTTACGCTCGTTCGTCCTGAAGATGATGAGAAAGCAGAAGCAGCTCTGTGGTCTGGGTGGAGTTGTCAGGCTCTTTGTGCAGCCCCTCCAGCGCCGGTATCTGTGCCTGATACCTTGGCTGATGATATCGACAGTGATGACCATCCGCTACTGTGGAGCTACAACAATGGCTGGAACGCCTGCCGCGCTGCCATGACTCAGGGTGCTGAAAACGCCGAGTCGCCCAGCGGCAACTCTCCGGTGATTCCGGATGGTTGGGTGATTCTTCCTGCTGATCCAACTCAGGCAATGATGAATGCATGGCTTTCCGAGGTCGCTAACTGGCGCGGACACGCATCCGGATATAGGGCCATGATTGCAGCAGCGCCCAAACCGGAGGCCTAATGCCCAGCAAACTCAAACAGCGGCGCATGCGCCGCCTTAAGGCGGATGTCGCCTGGTGGCGCGAGGAGGCAGAGGATTGCCGCTCCCGTCTGCTGGAACTGGCCGGAGAAATCGACAGGCTCAAAAAGCTGGTTATCCGCGTGCCGATGCCGGTTCTCATGCCGAAGGAGATGGTCCACCAGCTCTATTACACCGAAACAAAAAGATGTCGTACCTGCAATGATGGGCTTCGTGGTGGCTGCTCATCTTGCATTTTCTATAAGAGATAGCCGGGTGCAGCCGGTCAAGTGGAGAGCAACGTATGGGGCAGTTAGTAACACTACATGAGTGGGCTTCGGGTCCTAATGGGTTCAAATATCCATTAAGCAACTCAGCACTAAACAAAATAGCCAAGACCAAGCAAACTTTCCCACCAGCTTTAAAGCAAGGTCGGCGCTGGGTTATAGATGAGGACGCTCGTTTTATTGGCATGGTAAGCAATGTTGATATTTCATCATCATTATCAGACAAGGCTCGCCAGTTAGTGGAGAAAGCAATAAATGGCAGCTCGCCCCAGAAAGCATAACGTTAAAATACCTAACCTGTATTGCAAGTTGGATAAACGTACATCAAAAATCTACTGGCAATATCGCCACCCTGTCACTGGAACATTTGTTGGTTTTGGAACAGATGAAGAGGCAGCCAAAGCTGCTGCTACGGAGTTAAATCGGATAACATCTGAGCAGGAAACACGTCAATCCTTCGCTCTTATCGATATGGCCATTAAGAAGACAGATAAGAAAGAAAAAGGAATTCGAGTCGCAGACTGGATAAGAAGGTACGTTGATATTCAGATGGAAAGGATGCGTGACGGAGAAATAAAAAAACCGACCGTAAAATCCAGGAGGTTATGTGCTCAAGTTCTGGCTGACAGAGCTCCTAACGTTCTCCTAAAAGATGTTGACACGAAGTTAATCGCAAAAATTATTGATGAATATAAGTCTGAAGGTAAATATCGAATGGGTCAGCTGATTAGGAGCGTGCTTAACGACGTATTTAAGGAGGCGCAGCATGCTGGTGAGGTTGAACCCGGCTATAATCCTGCTTTAGCAGTTAAAAATCCGATAGCAAAGGTCAAACGAAGCAGGCTCAGTATCGAACAATGGAAGCTAATCTATGAAAGCGCGGGAACATTGCCACCATGCGCTCAGAACTCCATGCTTTTGGCTTTGGTGACTGGTCAACGTATTGGGGACATTGTAGCGATGAAGTTCAGTGATATATGGGATAACCATCTTCATATAACCCAGAGTAAAACAGGAATGAAGTTAGCTATTCCTTTAAATTTACGGTGTGATGCTATTGGCGTGACGCTTTCGGAAGTAATAAGCAAGTGTCGAGACAGAGTTGTGAGCCCATATCTGATACACCATGTGAAACATCATGCTTACGGTAAAGCTGGTTCCCACGTTCCAGAGAAAACAATATCGAAGTATTTCAAGGAAGCAAGAGATAAAGCAAATATTGCATGGCCAAAGGATTGTATTGCCCTGCCCCCATTTCATGAGCAGCGTTCGCTTTCATCTAGAACCTATAAAGCACAGGGTATTGATGTCAAAACTTTGCTTGGGCATAAAACTGAAGCGATGAGCACAATGTATGGAGATGATCGTGGTCTGGAGTGGAACAAACTTGTGATTTAGCGAGATAGATAACTTTTAGAAAGTGCCAAATGATAAGCTGGCGTTATATGAGTTTTGGGGATTTGTTTTGGGGATGATTTGGGGAATAAAAATTAACCTTATAAAACAATAAAATAAAAATCATCGAATTGTTCCACAAGCAGTCTGCTACCAGCAACGCATAATCCCACAGCCAGCGAACCCGCTGGCTGTTTTCTTTCGACCCCGTTCATCCCGTGCTAATGTAGAACGCTGCATTCTGGATTATCACCGGGAAAATCGTTATGACTGACGACGTTATTGGAACAGGAACCCACCAGCAGCTCATTACCTTACTCACCGCGCAGGGCGCGCGTTTTCGCGTCATGGAGCACGAAGCGGTCGGGAAATGTGAAGCGGTAAGTGAAATTCGCGGAACCGATCTGCGGCAAGGCGCCAAGGCCCTGGTCTGCAAGGTGAAGGGAAACGGCGTGAAAAAACACGTTCTGGCGATTCTGGCCGCCGACCTGCAGGCTGACCTGAGCCAGCTTGCCAGCCATTTTGGCGGGCTAAAGGCCTCCCTCGCCAGCCCGGCCGAAGTCGATGCCCTGACCGCCTGCGTTTTCGGCGCTATCCCGCCCTTTAGCTTTCATCCTGACCTGGCACTGGTTGCCGACCCGCTGCTGTTCGAGCGCTTTGACGAAATCGCGTTTAACGCCGGCCTGCTGGAAAAATCCGTGATTATGGATACCCAGGATTACCTGCGCATCGCCCGTCCTGAGCTGGTCACCTTCCATAAAGCGTAA